GTACCTTCTGCTATAAAATGGGGATTTTTCTGGGGAGGTTGGTGGACGGGTACACCTGATGGTATGCACTTTGAAATTTCAAGAGTTCTCGACCCAAATACACTAAAATTTGTTTAAATATAGTTATTAGTATACAATAATTAAAGGACTATAAAAATGGATACGAAATCATTTTTAAAAGAAATCAGGTCAATTATAAGAGAAGAAATAGATTATGCTCTTGATAAACGACTAAAGAAAACACAAAAACCGGTTGAAGAAACGGTCAAACACGGAGTTTCTTTGTACAAAGAAGCACTTCAGAGTGGAATGAAAAAGAAACCGGTTCAAAAACAAACTTCAAATTCTAAATTAACAGGAATACAAGATATTCTTGAACAAACTAGAAGAAGTTTACAAGAAAGTACAAGATACGATGAAGAATTTGGTGGAACTGAAATGTCTTTTACAACAGATTCACTAAATGCTTTTGCAAGACCTTCACATGGAGCAATTCCACAAGGAGTTGACCCAAATGAATTAACACCAGAAGTGGCAAATGCCTTAACTCGTGATTATTCAGCACTTATGGCAAAAATAAACGAGAAAAAGGGAGCATAATGATTGGCTAGATTCAGACGAAAAAGTATCATTATAAATGAACCTAGTTCATCTATTGATTATTATGTAAAACCAATCGGTGTTACTATACCTTTTAATAATCCACAAGGTATATTCTTTCAAAGTTATACGAACAGGGTTCAAGTATTTTCAAATGTAAAGAATTTACTACTGACAGCCAAAGGTGAACGATACGAATTACCTGATTTTGGAACAGAGTTACGTTATATTTTGTTTGAAAACATAACTGACGAAGCTGAATTTACAGAAAAAATAAAAGGCGAAATAATTGACGCATTAACAACTTGGATTCCATATGTTGGTATAACGCAACTTGAAGTTAAGTTTAATATGACTGATGATGGGCGAGTTGCAGAACCAGACCATGCTATTGGAATATTCCTCGAACTGAAAATCGTCGGTACAAACATATATTTACCGATTCAGATATTTATATCAGATACGGGTAATTTGAGAATCCAAGAGGCACAAAACTAATGGCTGATTTAGTAAAAAAAGACATCAGGTATCTTTCACGAGATTTTCCTTCTCTTAAACAGAATCTTATAGATTTTGCAAAGAACTATTTTCCAGATACATACCAAGATTTTAATGAATCATCTCCTGGTATGATGTTTTTGGAAATGGCGGCATATGTGGGTGATGTTTTATCGTACTATACAGATACATCTTTACAAGAGTCTCTTATTTTACAAGCATCTGAACGTCAGAACATCTTAAATATTGCCCAGTCTCTCGGATATAAACCAAAAACAAATATCGCTTCTAATGTAAAATTGGATGTATTTCAAATAGTTCCGGCAATCGGTTCGGGCACATCAAATAGACCTGATTACTCTTACGCATTTGCAATAGAACCTGGAATGGTCGTTGCATCGGATAATAGAAATATAACAACTGAATTTAGAACAACTGATTATCTTGATTTTAGATTTTCTAGTAGTTTAGACCCATTAGAGGTAACTGTATTTTCAGTATCAGATACACCACCATTTGAACCAACATATTATCTTCTTAAAAAATCAATAAGTGCTGTTTCTGGTGTTATTAGGTCAAAGACATATTCGTTTGGTGAACCAAAGCCATACGATAAGATAGAACTTGAAGATACAAACATAATAGACATATTATATGGTATAGATTCAGATGGAAATAAGTGGTATCATGTACCATTCTTAGCACAAGATACAATCTTTGAACCAACACCTAATATATCAAGAAATGATAGAACGTTGTCAACATATAGAGATGAAACTCCTTATCTTTTGAAGTTAAGAAAAGTTTCGAGAAGATTTATAACAAGACAACTTGATAATGGAAAAATAGAAATTCAATTTGGTGCTGGTGTTTCTGATTTAGACGATGAATTACTTGTACCAAACCCTGATTTAGTAGGAAACTCTCTAACAGGAATAGAAAGTCCTTCATCCGCAGATATTGACCCATCAAATTTCTTGTACACGAAAACATATGGACTTGCTCCAAACAACACAGATATTACAATATACTATACAACTGGTGGTGGTATTAAAGACAATGTTCCAAGTGAAACAATAACACGATTAAAATCTCGTTCGATTGTTTTAGATGAAACAGGATTGTCTCTTCCATTATACAATCAGGTACTTGGTAGTTTAGCAGTAACCAATCCAGAACCAGCTGCTGGTGCAAAACAAGGAGAAACAGTAGACGAAATTCGTCAAAATGCTCTTGCTTATTTTGCATCACAAAATCGTGCGGTTACAAAAGAAGATTATATCATACGAACATATAGTCTTCCACAAAAGTATGGTGGTGTTGCAAAAGCATATATCACAAAAGATGACCAATTAACAGTAGACTCTATTTATAATTCTGATAGAGTGGCAAATCCTCTTGCATTAAATTTGTATCTTCTTGGATATGATGCATTCGGTAAATTAACAAGAATAAATGATGCAACCAAAGAAAATTTAAAAACATATCTTGGTTATCATAGAATGTTAACAGATGCAATCAACATAAAGGATGCTTACATAATTAACGTTGGTATTGAATTTGAAATAATAACAATGCCAGACCAAAACGGTAATCAAGTCATCCTTCGTTGTATTGATAGATTAAAACAATACTTTGATATAAAGAAATGGCAAATAAATCAACCGATAGTCATAAGCAATGTATTTACAGAATTAGACAAGGTAGTCGGTGTACAAACAGTAGTTGATGTTAGATTTACAAATCTAATCGACCCAGATATTGGTTATGCTCCGAACGCATATAATATTCAACAAGCAACAAAGGATGGTATTATATTCCCATCGTTAGACCCATCTATCTTTGAAATAAAATACCCAGATAACGATATAATTGGTAAAGTGAGGGCATTTGGATGATATACACCATATACGCTCAAAAAGATGCAACTATCTACGAGAGAACCGAATCTCTAAATACAGGCACAGACCAAATACTTGAGCTGAAACACGAGTACGTCAATAATACTGATATTTACAATAGTAGATTTCTTTTAAAGTTTGATACAACAGAATTAGAGACAAAAATAAATTCTGGAAAAATTTCTTCAAATGCAAAGTATTATCTTTCTTTAAGAACATCGGACGTTCTAGAGATACCGCAAGAATATGAAATCTATGCATATCCTGTAAGTTCTTCTTGGTACAATGGTACTGGTAAGTATTTCAATAAACCAATTACAACAGATGGTGTATCTTGGAGATACAGAACATCAAGAACTGTTGGAGTGGAATGGGATATACCACCTGCAACTTCAAGTTATGAATGGGATAATATATCGGACTCGTGGATTGATTCTGATCTTTTATTTGGTTCAAACATCACTGCAGATGTTACATCTTCATATTTTACAAACGAAGGAGGTGGAACATGGTGGACATGGGATGGTGCGGAATGTACTCAATCTTTTGTCTATCAGTCGTCTGACGTTTATATGAATGTTACTTCCATTATAAATAAATGGGTAACTGGTTCTGGTAGATTTGAAAATGATGGAATGATTGTTAAATTTAGCAATCAAATAGAATCATCAAATCAAACAATAACAAGTTTAAAATTTTTTGGTGCAGATAGTAATACGATATATGTACCAAGACTACACGTCGTATGGGACGATTCTACTTTTTCTACTGGAAGTTTAACACCGGCAGACTCTGAAAATCTGGTATTAAATGTAAAATTAAAAAAACAATATATCGAATCTGAAAAGGCGAAGATAAGAATATCTTGCAATTCAAGATACCCTCAAAAAACATATACCACTCAGTCATACTATACACAGGTGTATTATTTACCATCTTCTTCATATTATGAAATTAGAGATGCACATACTGATGAGATAATTTTACCATTTGACACGATTGGGTCAAAAATAAGTTGTGACTCCGAAGGAAACTATTTCAATATTTGGATGGACTCTTTCCAACCGGAAAGATTTTACAGAGTAGTAGTAAAAGTAGAATATGACGGAGGTGATAACGTACAAATTTTTGATAACAATTATTACTTTAAGGTTGTAAGATGAGTCAGCAAATAGACTTGGTAAAGTTTCTATTTTTGGCAGATGTTGACATTAGTCAAGCAGAATACATACTTGACAATTTTTCTAATTTTACTATGCCAACCTATGAAGACTTTTTTACATTCTTCAAAAATAACGGTATAACATTAAACAGATACAAAAGAAGAACACCCGACGACCAAGTAGAATTGATAGAAAAATTCAAGGCATTTAAACAGTCTTACGAATATGAGATCATAAAGAAATATATTGAAGAAGAAAAAAAATTAAAAACACTTCTTGGTTCCAACGACCCAAATCTAATAAGCCAAGCACTTTCAGATACAGTTTTAAAGTATAAGCTAGATGTTTTTGATTATTATATTGTACGAAAAGTATTAACTGGTAATGAGTTCGGTGTTTTACCATCAGAACAATTAAAAGAAACTTTGTCTCAATTAACAACACCAACTGACCAATTTCCAATGGACGGTGATTTAATTCGTGATGAAGAACAAAGAGTGGTTTCTTATGAAAACATATTGAGAAATTCTGGACAGGTGATGGTTCCAACTAGAGATGAAAGATATACTACCTCTAGATTTGAATATATCTTACAAAGAAATTTTGAGTCACTACCAGATGCGGTAAATGCAAATAAGAATGTTCTGAAACGTTTTGCAGAAGCAAGATTAAATCCAGCAACTGCCCAACAGGATATACAACAGTTCTTATCCGATGTTCAAAACTTAAAACTTGTTATGCCAAATTCGGTTGCTAGTTTGGAAGCTCAAATTGATAGATTATCGAACATAATAAAGGCAAAACAAGAACTGATAGATTCTATGGTTAGTTCTGAAATAGAACACGAAGCATTTATAGATTCTATTGCATTGGATAATGTTGGTAAAGACAAAGAAATTGATAATAAAAATGAAACAATACAAACATTGGAAACCGCTGTTAGTGGTACATTAGATGATTTACAAAAGAATATCGCTCAACAAATGGACAATATGACTATGGCGATAGATACATTAGCTGGAAATCTTGTAAATCAAGCAAATGCTGCAAATGGAGCTCAAGACCAACTAATTACGGCACTTAACGCACAAATAACATCATTGAAAACTGAAAATGATTCTTTAGAGAAGAGAATAAACGATTTGATAACAAAGAATAATCTTAAAATTTAAGTAAATGGCTAATTTTGAATATAAAAATATTGATGAAATTTTATCTACGTCGTTACCAATTCGAGGTATTCGTGTTGGTTTAGATGATAATGGACTTTTAGAAAAAGTAAGTTATCCTTTTACGATAGATCCATCCGACCCAAAATTAAATAACTTTGAGTTTCATGTATTTTTACCAAACGGTGCATATATTGGAACGGTTTATAACTTACAGTCATGGAAATTAGACACATCAATTGTATCAAATCCTAATGTAGTTCTTGATATACACCGAGATATGAGAAGGTCTTCTCTTTTACCGGGTGTTTATAAAGTAGTCTATAACTTTTTTAAAGACGTAGTTGGTGGATATAGTCAACCAGTAAAACTTTTTGTATCGGATATATCCCAGGATAGGTCAGAATTAAAAGTTTCATTGATAAATCCTGATTCTACCGATGGTAAAGAACAATTAAAACGATTTGTACTTAAATACCTAAATCCATCAGACATTATTCAGTCTTATGTTTTGAACTTTGGTGAAAATAAAATTTCAAACATAATAAATGTAACATCGGATGGATTTCAAGAAAGTTTTTATGTAAAATTATACGAACCACTTCCTGAAGATTTAGATATTTTTGCAGAGTGTTGGGTATCCGAAGAATTTATGAAGCCGTACATAGAGACGGTAAATTATATTGCTGAAGAAATACCAATACAAATACCAGAATTAAAAGGTCCAAATTTCGAAGTCGATTACGACTATTGGACAACAACAGAGACCGAATATAAGTCTTGGAATGATATTTTATCAGCAAATGTTCAAACTTCTCAAGAAATATTAGACAGATATATTTCTTCGAGCAATATTCCAGTTCAACTTAATGTAAATTATCGAGAATTTGAAAACTTTGTATTTTATTCATCTGCTGAAGATAGAATAAACAATTTTGTTTATAAAGTGGAATTACTTGAACGGTATAATAACGAGTTAAATACTCTAGCAACTTATACTGGTTCAATTGGTTCAAATACAACAAAAATACGTGGTTTTAGGGATAGGTTAATATCTGGATTTGATAATTTTGAAAAATGGTTGTACTATGAAACAACTGGAAGTAACTACTATACAAGTCAAGCTACTGCATCAATAGTACCATATCCAAAATATGAAATGAGTGTAACTTCAAGTGATTACACCATTGCAACAAAGGAAGGTAAATTTAAGATATACACATCTGGTTCCAATGAGGTTGATGATTGGTATAATCGAGTTATAGATTTAGCAACTGATTATGACCTTAAAAATTATAATTCGTTGAATAAAGCAATACCTGAATATCTTCGAGAAGACCCTGACAATCAACAGTTTGTAACATTTGTAAACATGATAGGTCAGCATTTTGACATCATGTATGTTTATACAGATCACATCGTAAAGAAAAATCTTCGAGAAGAACATCCAAAAGATGGTATGTCTCAAGACCTTATTTATGATGTTGCAAAGAATCTTGGTTGGACTCTTTCACATGGAACTCAAACAAAAGACCTTTGGGAATATGCTCTTGGTGTTAGTGGTAGTGGAGAACCCGTTTGGACTGGTAAAACAACTACAAACAAATATCTTGCGAAATCTGAAGAAGAAAGAACAAAAGAAGTATGGAGACGTATTCTTAATAACCTTCCATACATTTATAAATCAAAAGGAACTGGTCGTGGTGTAACTGCTCTTTTAGCAGCTTATGGTATTCCACAAACTCTTCTCACTATTAGAGAATATGGTGGACCAGATAATGCAGATATTGGACAAATACCAAGAGCCCAGTGGGAAAAACACACATATTACTTGAACTTTTCTGGTAGTTATCCGTTACCTACAAGACAACATCACGTAAGAGTGCCGTGGGAAAAAGTCTACAATGAATTTAACCAATGGCAATATCCAGATACAGTTACATTTAGATGGAAACAAGAACCTGCCTCTCTTTATTCATATCAAGGAGACCCAGTACAAACACTTTTACAAAAACAATCTGGTAGTAGAATTGATTGGTTTGTTACTGTTGATAAAAATGGCGGTACGGATTATGATAAAGGTACTCTTACATTTTATCTTGCAAGTGGTTCGTCATATAAATCGGCATCTATTGTTGATGAGTATCTTTATGATGATATTCCTCTAAATCTTATGATAAGAAGAAGTGTAAGTACAGATTTAACTTCTTCAAACCAAACATACGATTTTATTTTAAAGACGAACAAGTACGGAAAAATTGCAGTCGAACGTTCTGCTTCAATAACAATAAATGGTTCTGTTAGTGGTAGTTTTAATCAATCTTGGGCATCTGATGGAACGTTATACATTGGGTCTGGTTCAAATCCACAAACAGATAAAATTTTGTCTGGTTCTGTATTTGAATTAAGATATTGGACAAAACAATTATTCGAAGACTCTTTTAATAATCATGTTTTAGCAGCCCGTGCATATAATGGAAATACAGATACATCATCATTCTACGATTTACAGGCTCAATTTAAGTTCTGGCAAAAGTTTGATGTTGCAGTAACTACAAGTATATCAAGTTCACATCCAGACCAATCAAAAACTTATTTTTCAAGTTCTGCAAAAATGGCAACATTTTATAACTTCGATGAAGGTTCATTTGAACCAATCGTTGAGACTTATAATATGGAAGTTGCCACTCTTGGAAATAATACAATCTATACAGAAAAAATCCGTATTGATAGTGGGTCTTTAGTTGGTGGTTTAAGTAAAGATTATAGAGCGGAAGTTTCGGCATTTGATAAGTTCTCTGTTGATTCAGATAAACTTATGATTGCATTTTCTCCACAAAACGTTATAAATGAAGACATCTATGAATCAATAGGTGGAACAGAGTTAGATGACTATATTGGTACATACAGTAATATATCTGCAAATGAATATAAAGAGTTAAAATGGTTGGCAAGAGAGTATTGGAAAAAATATCCAAACAGAAATGATTTTACCGCGTATATTCGTTTAATATCGAAATTTGATTTTAGTGTATTTGACCAAATTAGACAAACACTTCCGGCAAGAAGTAATCCAATACTTGGTCTTGTTGTTGAATCAAATATCTTGGAAAGAAACAAAGTAGATGGTGCAGGAAGAATATTTACTGGAACAACCAATTATACTTTTGATTCCAATGAAATTTCTTCTTCTGCAACAATTTATCAAAAATATGATTCCAATACCGCAACTATTGTAGTTGGAGATAGTCAAGAAGGTGAAGTTCAAGATATTGCCGATGACATAGATATTGAACCGACTTTACCGATAGTGGTACAACAAAAAGTTGGTTTAATAACTGGTTCTATTGTAGATACGTCTGTAACATACAACAACAATAAAACTACCGTTGATATAAATGTTGACCCATACGTTGATTACAACGATAAAAAAGCTTTAATCGATAACTTATTACTAGACACCAACGTCTCTTATACTCCAAAAAATACATCGATACAAATACCATTTGACACGAGTATAAACTACGAAATAAAAGAAGGAACAATAGACGAGAAGAAATTAGATGCAGACGTTGAATATTCTAATAAAGAATCTGTAATATCTGATAACATACCCGATACGAATGTTTTGTTGTCAACAAATAATGGTAATATTGGTTCTTTAAGAGAAGATGTAAACATAGACTACAACACCAAACGTACACTAATAAATGTAACAGAAGAGGAATTAAATTCTACATATAATGGAATAAAAGGACAAATATATGAAGAGTTGCCAAAAGAACTTCAAAGTAACTACAATACAATACAGGGTACAACAACAAATATAAATGGTAGTACACTTATAAAATATGTAGTTGGTTCATTTAACATTTTACAAGATTATGCGAATTACACTATAAACACAAGTACAACATATGATAGAAGTAATATAGTTCCAACTGGTAGTAGTTTAAATATTGGATATGGTGGAGGTTGGATAACACAAAGTAATGATATTATGAAGTCTTTGTCTTTTATTGAGACAATAACTGGTTCAAGAATCGATAATTTCTATAATTCACACTATTTATTTTACACTAGCTCTGCTAAGTATGATGCAAAAGACCCATATTCTTCATCGTTAATTCAGTCTAGTGTTCAGAATCAACATAATTTGGCAACAAGTATACGTCATCATAGATTTGAAGGTAGTAAACTTATAGGACCGGATATAAATGTAAATTCTGATGGAACTTTAGATGGAACACCGGTTGTTGAAGTCTATATTGTAGATTCAAAAGAAATAGTTTATAGAACTTACACAGATGGTGGAAATTTATCGGCAATTTGATATTTATTTATAACGACTAAATAAATTTTTGATAGGAGAAAAAAATGGGCTATTTAGACAATAGTACAATCACAGTAGATGCTATCTTGACAAAAAGAGGAAGAGAGCTTCTAGCACAAGGAAGAGGACAAGTTGGTGGAGCAACGGCTTTTCAAATTACTCGATTTGCTCTAGCGGATGACGAAGTTGATTATGATTTATGGAACCCAGCACACCCACTTGGTTCAAATTATTATGGTGCAGTTATTGAGAATATGCCAGTTACAGAGGCAGTTCCTGATGAAACACAGTCTATGAAGTATAAACTTATAACTCTTCCAAGAGGTGTTCGTCGTATTCCATATCTTCAAGCCACACAAGCATCACTTTCGTTGAATCCAAACAACGCATCCCCTGTATCTACTGGAACATCAACAACTCCTGATCAGGTGGTAAGTATTTCAACATTATATCATGATATGATTGGAAACAGTATGACTGTAAATCCATTTGCAAATACTTTCAATTCATCTGAAGGTTATTCTGTTCTTCTTATGGATAATACTTATGTATCAATGAGAAACGGAAAGAACACCGATTTATTAAGTGCATCTGTATTATATCCTGGTCAAGCAGCTTCTTCTGTCACGGCAGTATTAAGACCAACTGCTGGAACGGGAAATACTGTTGAAATCGTTCTTGAATTAACATCAACTGCTACTCAATTAACAACAACCGCTAATAAGTCAACGAAACTTATTATAACTGGTGTTGAAACTGGTGGTCGTGTTGTTATTCCAATTACAATAAACGGCATTCAACAGAATGATGATTAAAACAATCATCTTTAATATTTATAATAGAAAAACAATAGCATTAACATTGGGGTAAAAAAATGGCAGTACCAGTTCAATTTACATACAACTCAGGCCGTGCTGAAGACAATTATGGTGTTTACGCCAATTTTGAAGAAGTCGGTATGGGTTCATCTCCTTATCCAACTACAAAAAAGATAACAACCAAAGCTCTTTGGGGAACACAGACGGGTGAGCTTCTTACATTTTACACAAGCTCATTACAGACCTCTGCTTCTAAAGAATACTACTATGAAGTTTGGGGTTCTTCTTCTATATCGTGTGACGTAGAAGATATTAAGATGTTTTCTGTTACATACGGTAACGTAAATGGCTCCGGTTCACTCCTATCATCCGGTGGTCAAGCAGGAGACACTCCTTCGAGAGCGATATACGGTCAATATCGTTCTTTAACTTTGGAAACAAATCCAACGCAAAGTGATGCAACTGGTGCCCCAACAACGTTTACACTTGCAAGTGGAAAGTCGGTCGAACATTTTTATGCTATTAATTTCTATCGTGGTAGAGTCGGTGATAAATTAGACCCAGGTAATTTTGAATTAAACATCGCCGAATTAAATGGTGGTTCACATTCAAATAGTATGTTTACTGGAAGTAATGTCTCTATTTCTTCATCAAACAAAGTTATATCTTTAATAGATGACTCCGCAGATGCCAATGAATCATTTGGCTACGTTGGTATGCCTTCTCCTGTAAGAAATTTGGTGAGTGGTTCTATAACAAATGGCGTTTATAACCCTTCTTCACCTCATTATTATGGTCTTGTTTATGAAGACCAATCAACAATATTGATTGATGCAGATAAGTTAAATCAATCGAGTTCATTTAATACAGTAACGGGAAGTAATATTGCAGGTGATAATTCAATCAAATTGTTTAAGTCTATAAGTGGCTCGGCAGTTTTTGGAACAGGAAATGGATTCTTTGCAAGAAGTGTTGATGTAACAGAATGTTCTTACTACTATATCCGTGTAAGACCATCAAGCATGAACTACTCGAATAATCCAACTTTCGTAAGTTCATCATCTGACCCTAACTCAATAGTGAAGAACACAATTAGAAATCGAACATTTAGAAATGACCCAACGGTATATGTTAGCTCAATCGGTTTGTACAATGATAATCTAGAATTACTTGCAATTGCAAAGATGAGTAAACCTATCCGTAAAGATTACAATAATGAACTTTCTGTTACAGTAAAATTGGAATACTAACATATGGCAGAAATTAATGCGGCAGATCTAGCTCAAGTTTCTAAAACTATGAGAATGGGTAGAACAACTACACCATTCATACCAGATACAGATATACTTGACGGACAAAAAGAAATTGTTACCGCACCGTTGTGGTCTAACAACCAATCTGCCTTGTATAGCATCTATACGAGCTCTGCTCAGAGTTCTAATCAAAAAAGATATTATTACGAAGTGATGAATACCGCCTCTAATTTTATAGAGGCGGAACCACAATTTAGTGTTACTTATGGTGATTCTCCCGGAAGTGGTTCTGATAGAGGAACGGGTAATATAGATGACTATCCAACAAAAGCAATATACAAACAGTATAAACAATTACTTTTGAATCAGAATGAATCTATTTTTAAATTTAAGAATGAAGAAACATCTGAATATATTTACGTTGTAAACGTAAACAGAACTAGGTTTAAAGATAGAATGGACACTAATAATTGGCAACTTTCAATATCAAAATTGACAGCCGCAGGTAGTTCATCAATAGCATCACCATCCGACGTAATAACCCTAATTGATGATTCGGGCGCATCTACACTTGAATATAATACAGGTGATAACCGTTCTTATTACATTCGTAGTGGTTCTATAACAAATGGAATTTATACTGCAGACACAACACCTTGGGGTAATTACTATCCTGATAGTGGTATTATTGTTCTTAATGGAAAAGCACTTGATGCATCTGCATCATTTAACACAAATAGATCACCATCTACTGCAAGTATACATCAACAAAATGCTCTACGATTATTCACTTCGATAAGTGGTGCAATGTCATATAATAGCGCATCGTATCC